TCTCTGGGGTAAAGCTGACTGAACGTAAGTTGGTAAACCGTCATAAACGCACAGTCACTCATACAGTGACAATGGGGACTGACACCAATGGCGACCCGATCTTTGTAATAGATGGTACAGATAACCCCAACATCGACATGACCAAGGGGAACATCTACAAGTTCGATCAGACTGACAGCACAAATACAGAAGACTTAGTATTTGAAGAAAGCACAGACGGCGGCACAACTTGGACTTCACTAACTCTTGCCGACATTGGTGATAAAGACAAAACAACTGTATACACAGCGGCTGGCTTAACCGCTGGTACAGACCGCGTTACATACATTCGTATCGGCGACGAAGAGGCGGATATGTACCGCTACGTTGGCTCTACAACAGCTACGGCGGGGAACACTATTACCCTGAACACAACTGGGTTTGTTTATGAATACGCTAACAAAGGGTGGTACTGGCAATATAATTACCAGCAAATGTGTCTGGCTGTAGATAATGATAACAACCTGTGGACATGGGGACGAAACCACCTCGGCGAGCATGGAACAGGAAACACAACTGATGTTTACGTTCCTCAGAACGCATCTTCAGATTCCGCAAACTCTCTGAACGGTAAGAATGTAATTAAATGTGTTCTTGCTCAAGGAGGTACGTCTGTTAGCACATACAACGGCGCATGGGCGCTTTGTGATGATGGAACCATACACTACTGCGGATATGGTGGCTATGGCTCCAGAGGCGATGGCAACACAACAACCACTCTTAACTTTGTGCAAGCCAGCCCACAACTTGGCAAGTTTCAAACGGCTTCCCTAGACCAGTTTGTAGACCTTTGGGCGGCAAACCAAGACTCTCCGTTTGCTATTGCCCAAGGTAAAGATGGAACCATTTACCATTGCGGGTACTCTGGTCATTACACAAGCGGACAGAACCCTGTAAGCAATAGTAACAATACTAACTATTCAAAGGTTGCTATCACTGTGCCTGCCGCAGAAATACTGTTTGTGACAGCAAAGGGTGGTTACGTTAGAGACATCGACGGCAATTTATGGACATGGGGTCAGGACAGTAACTCCACCCACTCTGGCGCTTTAGGGCAAGGCGTTCACGGAAACTTACCGCCTACTATTGTTATGAATAACACTCAAGCAAACGGCGACACAACAATATCCGAATGTGTGGCGGCAACGTATGTGGATCAATATAATACCGCAATCATCAGAGATGCGGCGGGTGTAGTTTACAGTTCAGGATACAACGGTTACGGACAACTGCTTGATGGCGGCACAACAGCAAGAAAGAACTTTGTCAGCATCCCGTCATCCAACCCTACAGTTGTATGGCCTGGTGAATACGAGCCGACAGGCTATCCTAACTTTCCATCCAATGTAAAAAGAATGGTTGTTTGTGGAACTGGTAGCTATCTTGTTTTCTGTGTGTTGACAGACGATGGTGAAGTCCTTTGCTGGGGCTATAACGGAACAGGTACAGTGGGCGTCGGAGACACCACCTCTCACTCTAATTCTGGCAAATACCACTGTCTCGGTATTGCAAAAGAGGTAATAGATATAGGACTGTACGGCACTTCCAACCAAATTATGGGGATTGCCTTAACCGAAGACGGCAACGCTTACACATGGGGATACAGCGCTGAATACTCATTGGGTAACGAAAACTATGCTCGTTACGCACCAACGATGTTGCAGTTTTAATGGCGCAAGTAACGATGACAAAATTAGAGCTAGAGCAACTTGTTGAGCGTTCCGCTCGACGTGGTGCTAAAGAAGCTCTGTCTAGCATTGGACTGCACGACGAAGACGCGGGCAAGGATATACACGACTTACGCCAACTCATTGACGGTTGGAGAGACGTGAAGAAATCTGTTGTAACGACCACCGTTAAGTGGTTTGTTCTAGTTATACTGGGGATCATATCAGTGGGTGCATGGACACGCTTCAATGACTAAACAGGAACAATCAAGAATACTTGACGAGCTTTTATCTTCTAACGGCTGGGGATTGTTACACCAGAAGATGCAAGACGAAATTATCTCAGCGGCATATCAACTTTCAGAAAACAAACAGTTGACTACTGATGAGATGCACTTCCGAAGAGGGGCTATGTGGGCCGCTCGTCGGATGATAGAACTGCCGACTAATATGAAAATGCTTATCGACAACGAGTTGCTGATGGATGCGGCAACGGCTGGGGCAGAAACCAAAAACCAATAGAGTGCTACGGCCCTCAAACAACAGTCCGCTACGGCTGACAGGAGAGTAAAATGGCAGAAAGAGATGATCAACTGATCCAACAAATGGCAGGACAAAAGCTGGGCGACGCAAACGCACAGCCTGCACCACAAGGCCCACCACCACAAGGTCCACCACCACAAGGCCAGCCTGCACCGCAGGGTCCGCCTGCACCACAGGGTCCACCACCAGAAAAAGAAACTCCGACAACAGATCAGGAGAAGGCGTCTTCAATGATTTCGCCTACTACAGAAGCTGACAACTCCATGAACGACAGCATTAAAATGCTTGAGGTTGATTTTGGTGGGGAGAAAAGACAGCTATCCGAGGATCAGATACGGGAAACTTTTAATAGATATCGTGACTTAAACTACAAGCATGCGAATGAAATAAAGCCTGTAGAGCCTGCAATGAAGTTTGTGCAGGACATTATGAACCGTGCAAAGCAAAGCGGTAAAGAAATAAACGGCGAAGACATGGCGCAGTTTTTACAAGCGGCTACTCAAGCTTTTGTAAAAAACCCTCAGATGGGTGGTCAGAAAGACAATACCCCAGACCGACAAGGCGATAGTGTTACTGGTCAACGAAACGTATCCAGCGAGATGGAAGACCAGATCAAGCGCTGGGAAGAAGAGAACGCAGTTACTCTACCGCCTCTCTACCGCGATGGCATGGCTCAGATGGCGGCTTTGCGCCAAGAGAACGCTCAGATGCAACAGATGATGAACCAGTTTTTGGCTTCAGCACAGGGCATAAACCAAGACGCGGCAAAGGCGGCAATGTCTGCTGAAGAGCAAGCTAACCAAGCCTATCGTCAACAAGCGGCAAACAACCTTAATAGCGCTCAATCTGAGTACGGTCTGCCAGACTCCGACGAAGACGACTTCTTTAACTTTGCTTTCGAGAGAGGGTTTACGCTGGAAGACTTCATCGACGGAGACCTCACTAAGAAAGTGATGGGAGACTACGCCGCAGTAAAGAACACTCCAGAAATGGAGCGTCTACGCAACATGGCTAAACGTCGTCAAGCCTACACAGGCGCATCTTCGTCGTCTCCAGGTTCGCCAGGCGAGAGTTCTTCACCAAATGCAGACCAAGACTTTATGAACAGCGTGGCAGAAAAAGCCATGCGTAAACGTAACTTGATGTAAATTCTTAAAAGAGGGACGACACTACGTCCCTCTTATACTTTAATAACAAAGTACAGTGACGCTACGGCCTCATTTAGCTGTGCAAAATAAGGCTAAAAACAAACTATTAAGCTGTACGCTAAACTGTTTGTAGTGGCCCACCAAATCTTAACGTAACCTTTTGCTGTCAGGAGATAAACATGACTGCTATTACAGGACTACGTGGGACTGGTCAGTTCACTACTGAGTTTCGTCCTACGAATTATCGGGAGTTATTTACACTCCTAGAACCAAACGGCACTGCGCCTCTGCAAGCCCTGCTTTCAATGGCTGGCTCAGAAAGCACAGATGACCCTAAGTACAACCACTTCCGCGACGAATTACCTGACCGCACACTGACTGTTGACGGTGCTATTGCATCTGCCGCAACAGGCTCTGTCGTGGTTGACAACGATGATGACGAAGCCTTCGTTGTTTCTGGTACTGTTTTGCAGAACCAGTCAACTGGTGAAATCATGCATGCAACAGCGGATGCGAACCTCGGCACAAACACACTGACTGTTACTCGTAACATCGGTGGTACAACTCATCAGATTGCTGATGGCGACGTACTTGTTATTGCTGGCTTCGCAGACCAAGAAGGTGGCTCTAGCCCAACAGCTATTAGCTTTGATCCAACTCTTGATCACAACTTTACGCAAATCTTCAAGACTGCCGTACAAGTATCAGGCACATTGCAGAACACATACTTGCGTACAGGTGACAAAGAGCAGGAGCAATTGACGAAAGCACTCAAGTTGCACATGGGCGACATTGAGCGGGCTATGTTCTTTGGTCAGCGTCACGAAGCAAACGGCTCAACAGCCTCACCAACACGTTACACTGGCGGTCTGCAAAGCATGATCACTAACGTAACTGACGGTGCTTCTTTCGGCGCATCAGCAAACGTGATTACTGAAAAAGAGTTTGACCGTCTGTTGATTGAAGACATCTTCGCATACGGTGCATCTGAAAAAGTTGCTTTCTGTGGCTCTCGCGTTATTTCCAACCTTATGGAAATCGGCAAGAACCGCTGGCAACCAACTCAGATTGACAACGCTTACGGTGTTTCACTAACACGTTACACCACATACGCTGGCGATCTGTTGGTTTACATGCACCCAATGTTCCGTCAAACAGGTATGGATCAGGAAATGTTCGTCCTAGATATGGCTGAACTGAAGTACCGTTACATGCAGGGTCGTGACACCCAGCTTGTTCGTGACATCCAGACTCCAGACTTTGACGGTGTGAAGCACATGTACATGACTGAGTGCGGCTTGGAAATGACTCAAGCTAAAGTGCATCACCGCATCAAAGGCTGGTCAGCAGTTGCCTAAGTCATAGGGACGACTAGCTTGTTTCTAAACACATACACTAAGGGCGGGGCAACCCGCCCTTTATTTTGTTTGGAGTCAAAAATGGCAATAATTGAGAAGTCTGACAAAGCCAGCGCAATTAAGGCGGTCAAGAAAGTAGCGGCTAGTAAAGCCACTCCTGCGCCTAAAAACGAACAGCGCAAAAGCAACACAATCTATGTTTCTTCTGATGAAGAAATTGTGCGTTTGGATATTACTTTGCGTGGTCAAAGATACCGTAGTTACTGGGACGAAGACCGAGAGTATTTGTTCTTTTCAGTAGCACCAGAACATACAGAAGCTTTTGAGATGCACACTTGGTTTGTCCAAGGTCGGTTTATGAAACACGAGGCATAGTTAAATGGCTATCGAAGTACCACGTTTATACGACGACATAAAAGGCGACAGACCAGCAAACGAGGACGTAAAGCATTACGATCCTGGCACTGGCCGAAGTGACATGCCTGGTGCCAGAGATTTACGTGATACTTTAGACGCCAACACTAAGAACGACATTGAAGGTAAGTGGCGTGAATACTGGGACGGTAAGGAGGGTCGTAACAGATACTCTGTAAACAACCCTCACCTTTCTGAGCCATACTCAAACTTGGAGGCACTTGTGTTCCAAGCTCTACGTCGTTATGGCGACATGCATCCTGGCACAATCGACGGCGAAGTTATGATGATGTTTGTTGAGTTTGCTAACTTAACCATTGAAGACTTGCGCGGCCATGCTTACTGGGACAACCCAGAGATAGATTACTACACACATCCATCTGAACAGCGACCCATACCTGACAGTATCGTTGTGTCTGGACTATTGTACCACTACTCTGTTCAGCAACAGTCTAACAAGATCGAAGCTTACGGCCCTATGTACTTCAAGATGATGAACAGAATACTTTACCAAAGAAAATTCGGTTCTGGAAAAATTGAAGTGTCGCCTTGGGATCGGTCTCAAGCCCCTAACGGAACGCAGGGTTACGACGCTAGGAGACGTTAATAATGTCAACAAGCTACGCCCCATCTGGTGTAAAGACTAAGGTTTATCCCTACGAGGATTTCCAAGGCATTGATGCATCAAGAGACAAAGGCGCTTTAGATACTGGTCAGAAGCAACACATGCTGAACATCTCCAACGGTTATGCCGATTGGAGGGGTTCCATTGTGCGTGATCCAGGCGCAACTCAAAGAACTCAAGGCGATGCAGTTGTTAAGCACGTTACCTTCTTCGGGCGAGACCTTGCGGTTTGGGCGCAGAAAGATGGTGGGGGGACAACCCTGAAATCAGAAAGGGCTATTGAGAACCCGCAGAGGTCTATAGAAGTAAATTGGGACTCAGCTACAAAAACAGTTATTGACGATCCTTCAGGGGTGATCAGACCGACTGGCACACTTAGGTACTACGATGTAGTTTTTGAAGAAGTACCTAACTATCCTTTGATGACAGGTCTTGCTTGGGGCGATGATGCCACAGGAACTCCCGTTTACATACTCCGCATAGCCGTAGAGAACGGCGACTTGCTAGTGCCTACAGATGATGGTGGCAGTCCTGCAACAGTAGAAGTGTCAGTAGACGAGGTGTTCAATAGAATTACGGTTACGTCATCTGGCACAAAAGCTGGCGATGAGACTTACTTTGATGACTTTGTGACGGCTCAAACGTCTGACCTATACTTTTATGCAAACAGAACAGATGTAAAGCCTCAGTCTAACGGACACGAAGCTTTTGAGGTTTATCCTCAGACAGCCATTGTTACGTCCACAATATTCAATAACAAGGTGGTATTCGCGTCACGCGACTACCCTATGTACACCTACAATGGATTTAAGTTTGAACAGATTGAAGCCGACAGCGACCCGCGTCCAGCCTACGTAGTCGCAGTTCAACGTCGTCTTGCGACTGCTGGACAGCCAGGCCGACGAACAATTATTGATTTTAGCAGAGTGGATAAGGAAGACATATTCACGCTAGACGAAGACCCTGCCTCTGTACAAGTCACGCAAGGCTCTGACATCGACGTTGCAAACGTCATTGGCACTGCTGATGAGATACGGGGTCTTGGAGTTTTCGAGAACTCAAGACTTGCGGTGTTCACATTCGATCAGACGCTGGTTTATCAGCTACACCCTGACTACACACTATGGCAAATTGACGATAAAGCTAACATTAAAGTAGGCACTATATCTCATAACACCATTTGTCAGGCTGGTTCTGACTTGCTTTTCTGCTCAAGAGACGGTGTACACTCACTTCGTCGCTCTGAAACAAACGGTGTGACTATCTTTACCATACCTATGTCCAACAAAATCGACCTTCTCTACAGAGAGTTTGTTCGTACAGTGCCTGACACTGAGCAGATCACCGCGTACTTCGACACAGACGAGGGGCAATACCACATATACTTTCCTCTTTCAGACCTTATATCCAAAAGGCTTACTCTCACACTCAACCCTATGGCTGGTGGAGAAAGCAAGTGGTCTTCTGGTGACTTCTTAAACGTGCGGTGTGGTGACACATTGGGCGGAATAACT